ATTGATTGTGTTATCGCCATTATAGTCTCCTAATAATATTTGCTAGGTCTTTATGACCTTGTTTTTCTAATTCATTACATACTGTACATATGTGGTTTTTAATACCTTCTTGTATATAGTATGCAATAACCATTTTTGTTTTATCTCTAAAAGCATAAGCCTGTGCTTTTACCATAGGATCAGCATTATCGCTTATAGAAACTATTTTATTTGTTGCCATTTCTGCAACTTCTTCTATGCTGTGTCCTTTATAATCTGTTGTAGTTACGCCTAAACTTCCTATTGAAAGATCACTTTCTAATGAAAACATATTAATATTTCTCTGGTTCAGTTGGTTCAGTTAAGTTTAAATCTTTTCTATTAATTATGCCAACAGGTTTAGATTCTGGCTCTAGTTGCATTTCTGATAGATTGCATACTTTCATACCTGCACCATTTTGATAAGAAACTTTAGGATCATTTAATCTATGATAACCATAAAGTTTTTCTTCAAAACCTATATCAGTATCTAATAATGTAGATCGTGGTGCTACTTCTATTTGCATACCAGCATCAATACATTTTGATAACCAAAACTCAGTACATGATCTACCAGCTTCTGCAAAATGCATATTGTTTCTATAAGTAAAATCTATACCAAATAAAGATATTTTTTTAACTTTGCTCCATAAAGCATAAGCTATTGTGTACGGAATAGTGTTATTAAAATAAGAACAACCTAAATCACTTACAATAGATTCTATTGGATATTCTACTGCAGTAGGAACTCTATTATCTAGTTCACAACTATAAATAGGAAACTCGCACTGAGGTAAGTATTTACGCATCATTGGAGTCATAGTTCCAGCATCTTCAGTATCTAAAAATCTACTCATAGGGTCTAGAATAAAAGCTCTATCTATTCTAGGTAATACACCTATCATTGCATTTATTGCCCATACTTCATCAAATTCTACGCTGTGTGTTTGTGATAAGTGAAAATCTATTTGACTTTGACCCATAGCAACTATTGCAACATTCGCACCTTCTAGTTCTTTAACAGCCTCATTAGGCATTAATTTTTCGCTGTCCATCTTTGTAAGCATCTTTTCTGTTATATCCATCTGATTCTAATGTAAGTCTTTGTAAGGCTTCTTGAAATCTTTTTTCATAATTTATCATTATATCTGGCTCACCTTTCATAAAGGTATAGGCTTCGCATAAACTAGCATAAAGCAATACTTCTGGAGCATTTGTTCCTAACCAACTTGTACCATCAGCAGATGCTGATATTGACTCTGGTATATAAAAATAATGTAATTCTGCATCAAGTGATGAACTTGGAGTTGGACCAACAATAAATGTATTGTCATCAAACTGTGCGTAATGTTTTGGACTTCCTGTTGTAGCAATTACAGGATAAGCCTCTCTTATAAAACTTACATCTGTGTTAAGTAAATAATTATAATTACCATCAGTGTCTATAGTAGCTAAAGAATAAGGATATAAATAATCACTTGGTGTAGCTAAATATTGATTGCCAGAACTTAAATTTCCAGTTACATTTTTTCTAAAGTTTGGTAATTCAACAGATTTAATAATTCTTTGTTCTGCTTGAGTAATTATTGTTGCTAAATCAGCAACAAATGTTGTTTCTGTATTTTGCGTATAATCTTGTATAGCTGATTTTAATGTTGTATATGTCCAACTCATGATGTGCTCACTGTTACTTTTCCTATTTCACCTTTAATGTCTAATCCCATTGTGCTTGAACCAAATTCTGTAACTCCACCACCAATAGGATTAAAAGCAAAATATCTTGTTGAATCTGATTCTCCTGTATCTACTCTAGCATTATAAAGACTTTGATTATCACTGGTGTCTATTTCACCTAATTTAAGTTGTGGTTGATCTTCATCAAAACATTCATTGCATACACGCAAACCACTTCTTTTACTGTCAACAATTTCATATTTAAGATCGTTTAATTTATAAGAAAATCCACAACGATCACATATACCTAATGCTTTTTTACCTTGTGCGTACATTAGTATATTTTCCTAATTGTATAATTAAATGGATTAATAGAAGATTTAATATATGTATTACCTTCTATATCTATTCCTTTAAGATAAGTATTATTAATTTTAATTATTTTTTTTAGTTGAATTGTAAAAGTATTAGACATATTTCCTTCATTATCATATTCAACAACCCTTATTTCATATTGTTCTTTAGTAATTTTGTGATAAAACTGTAATAATTTTTTAAACATTTAATTATAAAAACTAACATCTGGAACAAATCTAACTGGAGCTTTTTCTCTATCAGCTTCAGTTACTTCTTCCCATAGTTCCATATAACGCTGTCGTATCATAGGAACTCTTTGTTGAGCTTCTGGAGATTTACAAGCTAAGTTATATGCTAAAGCATAAGTTAAACAAGGAAGATATCTAGAAGGCACATCAGCATTTAATGTAGCAGTTATTCCAACATCTTCTATGCGTTTCACATAATCATAAACAAGTGTATATGTTTGTGCTGAGTCTGGAGTTGCCCAAAGAATTATTTTTACTGAGTCATTGTCTTTGTCTACAAAAAATTGTGTAGGTTTTGATTGAGTTAGTTTACTGGCTTGATGTGCATATTCTGTTCTAGATATACGATTTAACCTTTGATCGAATTGTTTGTTAGCATCGGCAGAATCAGTTCTAATAAAAACATCTACAATATCTAAAGCACTTGCATCTACTGTATAACTGCTTGTACCTGCTGTAAGCACAGTAGAGTCTTGTTCTATTGTCCAAAGATTTAAACCTTTATTTTGCCATTCTAAAAATACAAGATTAAGTGCTCTTTTTGCACTTCTATAGCTATAACCTGAACGAAGCTCTAAACCACATAGATCATAGGCTTCTTCCATAATTTCACTCATGTCTAGATTAAATGTTGTTGTTCCACTTGTTGCCATTATTTGCTCTTATTAATTTTCTTTCTATCTGCTAATTTTTTTTTAATTTCGTCAATTGGTAAATCTATCACTCATGTATTTACCAAGTGGGTGATTTTTATATCTTCCAGTATATCTTTTCTTGTCTTTAAAGGGATGACCTTCAGGAAGGCTATTATCGAATCTTATTGCACCTGCAACTGTTCTAGTATTACCTGTAGCTGTTTTTTTCCATTCGGCGAGTGCTTCTTTTTCAGTCATGCCACTATATTTTAAATTCTTTGTTCTTAATCTACCTGTTGCATCAAGATGGCTAGGACCTAAGACTCCTGCTGTTTCACCACCACCACCAAATCTATTTCTTTTCATAATTATTTGCTCCCATTATTTTTCTTTCTATCTGCTAATTTTTTTTTAATTTTGTCAATTTTTTCTCTGTATTCAGGACCTTTTTCATCACGATGTCTTTCACTCGCTGTCTTATAATATTTTTTGGTTATTTCAGAATAATAAGGTTTATTTAATTCTGTGTTTGTTTTTTTTACTGTATTGTTATTTGTTAAATCGTCATAAATTTGTGCCAAGCCTTTAAAACTTTTCATAACATGAGTGTCTCGCTGAGTTTCATCCACATCTCTACCAACTCGTCCACCATTATCAAATCTATTTCTTTTCATAATTATCCTTTATTAACACTTCCACCTTCTACGAGCCTGTCTTATTCTAGAATTAGGATCGTTTTTAGTTTTAGCTGAACTTCTTTTAAGTTGTCCTGCTGATCTTGCACAATAAGATTTTCTGCGTTTTGCAGCTTTACTACCTTTTTTTACTTTACCTGTTACTGCTGTTTTTAACTTAGAACCTGGATTTGCTTTGCGATAAGCTGCAACTCCTTTCTTAGTCATACCAGCACCAGACTTGGTAGATCGATAGTTAGCACCCTTACCTGTAGTTGTTTTGCGTATAGGGGTTTCTTTTCTTCTCATTGTAAAAAATATTTACTGGTAAACTAAATATCTCCTTTGCCTTTTTTACCTCTTGGTAATGTTGGATTAGGTTGAGACATTGAAGATTGTGTAACAAATCCTCTTTTTCCAACTCCCATCATTCCACCTCCTCTCATGTTTTTCTTTTTCATAGCTGGTTGATCGGTCATTCCACCACCACCAAATCTTTTTTGCACATCATCTTTATAAGACATGGTGTTGTCCGTTTTAGTGTTACCACCACCCATATAAAGTTTACCACCCATACGATACATAGAACTTACAGGAGCAGTTGGCATCATTGTTCCGCCACCACCCATGTACCCCATATTTTTTTTCAATCCGTTTTTTTTATTTGGCATATTGTTACCTTTTTAATTAAATAGTTATAGCACCCTCTGTAAGGGTACTATAAATAAAGTGAGTTATGCTACTTTTTAGTAGCAGTTTTAAGCGTGAAATACTGTCATTGTTAAAAATGTTGATACAGTATATTGAACATAGATACCTGCAGAAAACACTACGCCTTCATCTGGTATAACTACATCTCTTGTTGCATCAGCATCACCAACAGAACTTAATCCCATAATAC